TACCGATAAACAAAAAAAGAGGGGCCAACCTGTCGGAATAATCGACAAGTTGACCCCTCTCGGCCCTTCCCGGCGAACGCTTACGCCGGGGATGCTGTATTTAGTTACTGCTCGATCTTTTCAGCCGGGATATACACCACATACTCCACGCAATCCATGTTGTAAATGCCGACCCACTGTTCGCCGTTGAGAACGACAAACAAGCCGTCACTGATCATGTAATCCGTAAACGATCTGCCTTCATAAGTTATCATATGGCCGCGTTTCAGGCCGATTTGCAAAAGGTCATTGTCTTTCATTGTTACCTCCATTTATTTCTTTCCGGCGCAGTTGAAACACCTTCGCGCCGTCCTTGACCGGCACAAGCTCCACGCGGTCGCCCGCTGTCAATGTGCGTTCAATATCGGCGATCTGCGCGGCGGTGAGTTTGACGGATTCTGTCATTGCCCAATCTCCTGTCAGACGATTTTGATTTTCCCGCCACACGGGACGTGGATAAAGACGCCATCCGCTATCTTGCGAAAGCCCTCTGAATAAAGCGTGTCATAGTATTCAAAGGACTTTCGGCAATGCGGACACCTATACCATTCTTTGCCGTTGTGCGTGGCATCGAATACGGCTACTTTGATTTCGTTAGTTGCGGTTGGCATGTATATCACCATCATAAGACGCGCCCGGCGGCTCCTACATGAGTGCCGGACGTGGTACGTCCGGTTTCGGAGCCGTGAGGCGCTTTGTTTGCCGGAGTTACACCGGCGGCACGATGTTTCAGCCCGACGCTGTGCGACACAGCGCTCATGCCGTGGGCAGGAAATGATCAGCAGAAGCAAGTGGTGTTCCCGGCAGGATTCGAACCTGCACTTGTCCGCTTTTGAGACGGTTGCGTCTGCCTGTTGCGCTACGGGAACAAGGTGAGCGAGGCGGCAGCTTACCCAAGGCTGGCGCCCCGCTCTATAAGAAAGAAGGAGGAAATAAAAAAGCAACAGCCGAGGACCGCTCGGTAGTTGCTATTTTTTGAGTTCATCTTCGGCAATCTTTTTGAACTCGCTGATATGATCACCGATACCGTTCTTTATCATGTGGATTGGCTTCATGCCGCGCGTCCTGTGCCATTCTCCATGCGAGTCTTGATAACTCCACGGCGTTTGACGGCCCTGCCGCCCATCATCTGACTCAAGGTAAATGCCAGTGCCGTACTCGTGGAATGGGGCATACGAATTATTGCTTCCGACGTAAACGGCGTTTTCATCGTTGGCCACTTGGTGATTGATGCTGTTTCGCATCGCGCCGGTATCCACGCGGCTTGCAGCGGTAATCACATCCTTGACGTGAGTGACGCCGACTTGCCCCCATGATTCAAGGATGCGCGCTTTCGTTGCTTCCAGATCACGGAGCACTTCATCGGTATGGTCGGCTGTGACCTTTATCGTGAAATCAGCCACTTCTTCTCGCCTCCCGGGCCTGACGTTTCAGCTCTTCCCATTTGTCCGGCTGATAGTATTTGATCTCCCGGAACGCGTAGGAACTGGCAGGAGCCTTGTTGCCCAACAGCTTTTGATACTCTTCAAGCTGTTTCATATCTGCCTGCGTAAATGGATGTGCCGCTGCCTTTTGCCATTCGTCAAAGTCCATGCCGCGCATCTTCGGTGATTCTTTCACGGTATCGCCATCAAATCCCTTTACCCTCGCCAAGAGAGTACAGCGACAATTCCAGATTTCCTTCTGAGGCGCGTCACTCTCTCCTGTGCAATCGGCTGGATAGTAGATGGTATAACCGTCCGGCGTGTAGAAAGGCTCGTCCACAGTCGTGCGCTGGCCGTGCATTTGCCTGTGAGCGTGACGAGTGCGATCATCAAGTGTCGCTTGCCATTCAATGGTGAAGTCAATGCCGAGACGCTTTGCCCGCCGAAAGCTTTCATACCGCCCGGCGTTCTGTGCGCTTGTGGTCATCGTGCGGGCATAGCGGACAGCGGCGTTATAATCCATATTCGCTACGCTGCTCAGGCGATCTGCTATCTGATACGGGCTCTCGCCCTGTAGAATGCCCTGCAATACAGCGGACTGTATCTTGCCTTTATCCCATTGCATGGCCTTGTTTGCGGCGATTTCAGCGGCCTTTTTGGGGCTCGGCGGCGGCATGAGTTGGCGCGTATCTTTCAACAGATATTCGGCTGTATCATGATTATACAGCGTAAAGCCCGCGTCGATTCCCGCGTCGTGCTCGATTTGATAGGCGGCATAGTTGCCATTGAGCGCGTACACATCCGCCATCTGTTCTTCGGCGATCTTGAGCGCAATGTTGCGGGCGTTATCAAGGTCGGCGGCAAGGACGTCTTTCATGTCTTCCCAGCGCTTGCCCATGGCCTCATGCCGAATACGCCAGTTGTTGAAATCCTCCTGAGTAATCTTCCCAGCATCAAGCAGAGCCTTTTGCTTTGCTTCCTGTTCAGTAAACTGCTTCATATAGTCCTGATACTTCTGTGCCATTTCGCTTGCTGCCTGCGCGTATTCCTTGGCGATACGATCTTCCAGATCGTCGAGGATCTTGTTCGTGCGCTCATGTCCGATATCGGCCATTACTCTTCACCGGCTCCCGGCGGATTCCCCTGTCCGCCGTTCTGCTGGGCCTCCAATGCTTTCAGCCTCGCTTCCGCTGCCTTAAGGCGGTCTGCATCCTCGGCGTCCATTTCCTTCAATAGCTCATCCGCCCTGTCGCCGTCGCCCATGATCTCAAGCGCCTTCTGCGTGACGTAATCAAAGGGAAGATGTGTTGCCGCCATCATGAGCGTCTGCATCTGCTCCGTGGTGTTGGCAAGCGTTGAGCGCGTGAATGTCGGCGTATCGTCAAGCCCTGCGACAGTAAGAATGCCTTGGATGAAATCAATCACGCACAGCTCGAACTGATCCACTTTGCTATTGTGCGCATCATAGGCCGCGCGAATCTGCGTTGCTGTGACGTTTCCGGCGGCTATATCGTCGGTGTTAACCGCCATAGCGTCACGGTATAGGTCTTTTTCAAGGCGATTAAGAATCGCCTCACGGCTGTTGTACGGCGCTTCTACGCTGTGGCTCTGCACCTGTTCACCATTTTCGACCGTTGCCGCTTTAACCGTGCGGAGACGGCGGACGAACTCAGACAAGTCTACATCATCCATGCCGCCCGCATTGCTGATTGTCCAGTAGAGCAAAGACGCCTCATCAACGTTGTTGGCAAAGCCGGATTTGATGAGGTCATAACAGTCGATATTTTCCCGCAAACCTTCAAGCTCACTTTGATGGTAGACATTCGCCCACAGCGGGACGATAGGAAACGCCGGGTAATTCTCACCGATGTACTCAAGTGTCCCGTTCATTGCGTCGATCCTGTCACCCCTGGCGCGGATGATGTACGGGCGCTTCGGTGTCAATATCTGCCCGCCGGACGCGCCTTGCCGCCAGATATAATCTGTGTAGCCGTCCAGTTCAAACAGTGTTGCCCGGAGCGGCTTGCCGTCTGCGAGCTGCCAGAAGCGAACACCCGCGCTTGTCGCACCTGTTTCTTCATCGTCCAGCGGAACAAAGCACGGCAGGACAGTCGAAAAAACTGGGAACACCTCGATATGATCCAGATTGAAAAACGCATAGCACACGCCAGCGTCGAGCGCATATTTCGCCACCTGAGCCGCCCTTGCGTCAAAGTCTGCGCCCAGGCGCTGCGCCGTGTCCTCTTTTGAGAATGTCACGCCGTTACCCAGGAGCGTTTGTACCTCCTGATTTGTGAAGCGGGAAAAGAACTTTGACGGCAGCTTGAAATTGGCGCTGATATTGTCAGCAACTGCTTTTCCTGTCACCGTGTAGAGCAACTTTTGGAAACTGCGGATAGTCCTGTTTTGCCCGCGCTCATACTCGTCGGCGATCTGCGCGGTCTTGAACAGGTCACTGTTGCGGTGTTGGCTAATCAGCGAGCGTACAAAGTCCATGCGCCGCGCTTCATCGTCGGGCGCGATCTGCTGTAAATCCTGATATGTGTAAAACGTCTCAATCACCTCGCATCCCGGCAAATCAATAAAGAATGCCGTCGTATACTCGCGGTGCTTTGTTGCCCGGTTTCTGCCAAATGTCTTGGCAACAATAAGAAACGGCGTCGATATGGTGGTTATCCGCATCGGGATAGCCGCTCATAATCTCGCCGTCTTTCGTGCGCATATATTGATAACTTACAAACTCATTGTATGTATCGGGGCAGCGTTTCGTGTCAATCACTATCTTTTTAAGTGATTGCATCCAAACCATGCGCCTGTTGACACTTCCCGGCCCTTTTGTGACGCCGTAGCATTTTAACCCGTACTTGTTATAGTCTGCTATGCTCTTCGGGTCTTCGGAGTCAGCAACGATCTTGTCCTGCCTTGTTAGCCCGCGCTCTTTGAGCATGTTTGCCGTCTTTTCGTTGTCCATCTTGTAGGCGGTAAGCTCATCGAATATATAAAGCTCTTGCTTTGCTGGCGAGAAATAACAGGAGTTATAGGCAAACGGGTCGGGGAAATAGCCCCAGTCAACGCCGTGACGGACTCTATCAAAGTTGGCTATTTCATCATCTGTAATCTCGCGGATTTCCAGATTCTCAAAGACATCTGATCCAGTGCCAACGGGAATGCCCAAATACTCATGCTGATATGCTTTTTCGTTGGTTTCTTTGAGATATTCCGCCTCATTCAAAAACTGTTCGCCCAACCACTCAGGCGGGGCTTGCAAGTATGTTGATTTATGGCACAACCTGTCCGGGCGCGGTTCCTCACTGTCAAGGTTTGCCCAGTTGTCCCGGCTGATCGGCGGGTTATAACTTTCAAAGTTCCAAAACAAGGAGCCGCCGCGCATGGTAGACTGTAGAATCGTTCTAATTTCCGCGCGTCCGGCAAATTGGTCTTTTTCCTCGAAATGCGTTATGCCGATATAACCAAACGGGACTTTGATGGACTTTATCTTCATGGGGTCATCTGCCCCACGAAACATAATCTTTTGCCCTGTCGGCTTGTATGTCAGCTCAAAAGGAGTGATTGTCGCTTTCCAATATTGAGCCATTCCCAATTCTCCAATGGCCCATAGGTATTGCGAAAACACGCTGTCCCTTATCGTATTGCCAACCTTGCGAAACGCACAAGCGTGTACATTCGGATGCGCAAGCATCAACAGCGGCACAATAAGAGAAACAGCGGACGATTTCAAAGAACCGCGTCCGCCGCCTAAATCATAATGCGTATGTTTGTGGTCAAAAGCATCTCTGGCAAGCTCAAAAAAAGCTGGCCCGAGAAGCTGAGACAGTCTTATTTCAGACATCTATTATCAAAGTTACTTTATCCGTTGTTTTTGCCGCCTCTGCCGCGCTGTGCCGCTTCATAAGCTCTTTCCCAGCATTAAGGCGGTCAGCAAGAGAAGCTTCAAGTCCAAATTGGTCTTTCACTTCTCCGCGCATAACAGAGGTATAAAATTTGAGCACCTCATCAGCAGAAGCAACACGCGCTTTGTCTATTTCGGTCATTCTTGCGGATATATATTCCGAAATAACAGGTTTTGACATGTTTTCAGCGCCTATTTGTTGCGCGCTTCTCGCCTTATATCCTGCTTTTCTTGCGGCTTCTGTTGCGTTTCCGCATTCAAGGTAATATTCTGCAAATGCTTTTTGCTTTGGTGTCAGTGGCATTATTCACCACCGCTCTCCAATTCTGCGGCAAGAAATTTGACAACATCCGCGAGTTGCCACGATTCAAACAGTTTGCGATTCTTGCCGCTTGCGTCTTTTTCGTTACACACGTATTTTGTCACCATCCTTTCTCGCCGTTCGCTGTATGATTGCATTTGATTGATTGATATATTTCGGCCCTGCATAATCAAAGCTGTTTGCAGTTTTAATGTAAGCGCTCGGAGGCTTGCCATATCCTCACCACTTCACATGCAGGGAATATCCCTGTATTTGACTGTCGCACTCTTGAAGCTCAAAGCCGAGACTTTCAAGGACTTTCAGCGCCTGTTGATGCACATATCCATCGTGCCAATAACCATGGTTGCCTTTTGCTGCCTCCTGCTTTATTTCAGCCTCTATATCCTCAAGGTTACGCTCTGCTTCTTTACAAAGCTTCGCGGTCATTTCCCGCGCGTCCTGTGCGCTAATCATGTCTGTACTCCTATGCTGATTTTTAATGGCTGCCGGGTCCCCGCCTCGACCCATGGCACCTGTGCGCCCATGCCTTGACGCACATTCTGGCAGCCTTTTTACCCGCAGGCGGTGGATGAGTCCGTCT